GTCCTGTCGTTGCATCTTAGTGGTATGTCGGCGGAAGGGATTGCGGAGGAGACGGGGTATTCGATTCCTAGTGTTTATAAGATCCTTAGTAGTGATGCGGTTGTTGGGATTAGGCAGCAGATTCTTGCTGGAGTTCAGTTGGAGTTTGAAGCTTTGTATAAGGAGGTGGTTAAGGCTCATAAACTGCTTATTGCTAGTAATGATCCAGCGATCATGATGCAGGCGGTGAATTCTTATTATAAAGAATTTGGAAGGCTTCAGGGGAAAGAAGGGGATAGGAATTTGACCGCGGAGGATGTGGTGAGTAATATTTTGAACAACTATGGAGAGATTAATATTCAGATAAATCAGGCTGGTGGTGATAATGACACCTAGCTCCTGTGAATATCTATCATTATTGTGCAATGAGTGTCCTGTTAAACACTCCTGTGAACCTGTCGATCCTAAGTTGAAGGTTAAGGAGAATTGGGCTTCTATACCAGCCTGGTTAATCAATGCAAGCAAGTCAGTCTGACGTTCATATGGGTATTCATAATGACACCTGAAGCGACTGCCATCGAATTGCTTTTTCATATCCAATCCAAACAAGGGAAGAAAGTTCCCTTTCGTCTTAATCCTGCTCAGAAGTTTCTTGATAAAGAGCCTGCGTTACGAATCTTAATCGCTAAGGCAAGACAGTTCGGCTTCTCGAGCTATGAGCTAGCTAGGAAGGCAATTAAGTGTCTAGGAGTTGAGGGGACGAGAGCAGTGGTGATGTCTCATGAGAGAGAGGCTACTCAAAGGCTTCTTGATAAGGTGCAGTATTATTTTAAGCATATCAACGGACCCAAGCCGAAGTTGGGTAGGAATTCTAGAAACGAGCTTACTTTTGATAAGACAGATTCGACTTTTTATATTGGAACTGCTGGAGCAAGAGCTTTTGGCAGAGGTGATACAATAACAGATCTTCACTGCTCGGAGTATGCATGGTGGGAAGAGACTGATGTTCATAAAGGTGGGGTTTTTGAAGCTGTTCCTATTACAGGAAGGATTGTTATCGAGTCTACTGGGAATGGGAGGAATAATGATTTTTATAGAAAGTGGAGAGTGAGTGACTACGTTAGGTTATTCTATCCTTGGTATGCGGGATATGAGTATGAGATTCATTCAGAGAGAAAATGGCAGCCTGATATCCCAAGGTATAATGGCTACCTTCTTGATCTTAGAGATAGGTATAAACTCAGCGATGCTAAGATGGAGTGGTATTGTTGGAAGTTTAAGGATAAAGAAGAGAATTTAAGAATTATGCAGCAGGAGTATCCTTCTGATCCTGAGGAGTGCTTTCAGGCTTCAGGAGGTGCTTTATTCCCGAGTGTAGAGTGTAGAGAATCAAGTCTTTGGGGAACGGCTAAGATTGATGGATATTATATCAATCTTTTAAAAGGCCATCCTAAGCCTAACTGGACTTACATTCTCGGAGCTGATCCGAGTGGAGGAACTGGGAATGATGATGCTGCTATTGTCGGCTTTGCTGCTCAGACAGGAGAGCAGGTTTTGGAGTTTAATAGCAATACTCTTCCTCCAGTTGCCTTTGCTGAGTTTCTTATCTCGTTAGCTGGGAAATATAATAATGCCTTTATTGTTCCAGAAGCTAACAATCATGGTATTACTGTAGTGGAGATTCTTAAAGAAAAATATAACCGAAGCCTTATCTTCAAGCGTAAACTAGCCACAACCTCTTCTCCTCCTCAGTATGGATGGATGAATACTAATCTTTCAAAGCATGCCTTAATAGGTATGATGCAGGAAGAGCTTGAGGAGGTTGTTATTTATGGAAAGACAACTCAAGCCGAGCTCTCCTCTTTCGAAGAGACTCCTGAAGGTAAAATGGAGGGTAGCTCTGACAACCTAGTAATTGCTTGTGGTCTTGCTTTACTTGGTCTTAAGAAGTTTATTCATCTTAAAGGGAATCATATTCCATTACCTCCACCTCCGCCTAAAGCTAGGCCGAATTATATGACTTATACTCTCGATGAGATTCTTGATAATATAGGAAATAGGCAGAAGAGAGGTTTCTTTAATCAAAGAAGACTGTTCAGAAACTAACAAACGGAGACAGTATGGCGAGCGTATTACTCATCTCGAAAGAAGGCGATGGTATACCAATCGCTCTTAAGATGGCTCAGCAAGGGGAGATTGTTAAGTTCTGGGTTAAGGAAGAGAGAGCAAAGCTGTCATTGAAAGGCTTTCGCAATCCTAGCCAGATCAAGGATCCTAGGATCATGCTTGAGCAGTATGATTTGATACTATCAGACATGGTTGGCTTAGGCCCTCTGATGGATGATTTTAGAGAGAAAGGCAAGCTTGTCTGGGGTGGTGGGAGTTTTAATGACAAGCTTGAATTGGATAGGGATTATGGTGTTAAAGTCGCTTCTTCACTTCTGAAGGTTTCTGTTCCTGATTATGAATTATTCGATGATGTTGAGGATGCTATACTTTATCTTCAAGAGCAAAAGCTTCCAATGGTTATCAAACCGCTAGGGAATAAAGCTACGAGTTTAACTCTTGTTTCAGGAGATGATAGGAATAGAACATTGATCTCTTATCTCGACAACATCGGCCAGCAGTTGATGCCTTGCATCATCCAGAGGAGAATTGACGGCATCGAGATCTCTACAGAAGGCTTTTTCAATGGAAAGGATTTTGTCAAGCCTTATAATCACACTTTTGAAAAGAAGCGTTTTATGGAGGATGATAAAGGTTGCAATACTGGCTGTATGGGTAATGTTGTCTTCACGACGAAGGGAAATAAGCTTACTGATTCAGTAATTGAGCCTTTGTCTCCTTTGCTAAGAAAGATGAGCTATATCGGACCTATCGACGTCAACTCGATTCTTACAAAAGATGAGGGGTATTTTATCGAATTCACAACTCGTTATGGTTATGATGCTATTCAGGCCTTTTCTGAGCTTGTTAAGGGATCACTGTTTGATTTTCATTATAAGATAGCAACGAGACAAGCAAAGGAGATTGATTGTTTTGACAAAGACTTTGCTTTAGGTGTTCGCCTTTCCCTTCCCCCTTGGCCTAGTTCTGATGATAGAGTTAAGAAGCTTAAGGGAATTCAAGTGCTTGATATTCCTAAACAAGCTGAGAAGCATGTTTGGTTATCAGATGCAATGCTTAATGAAGAAGAGCAGCTTACCATGGCTGGAGTTGATGGAGTTGTTGGCTGTGTAACTGCGAGAGGAAGTTCGATAAGGGAATGTAAGAGAAGGGTTTATCGGACAATTCAGAATATTTCTATTCATAATGATCTTCAGTATAGAATGGATATTGCCGACGATATCGAGGCGAAGATTGCACAGTTAACGGAGTGGGGTTGGTTAGATGCCAACAATTAGTAGTATACTTAAAAAGGTCTTCTCAGAAGGAATAGAATCTGTCTCTAAAGAAGATCTTGTTAAGTTGTTTGCTTCCAGGCCCAAGGATATCGAAAGGGCTGGAGCTCAGAAAATTTATAGAAGGGATATCTTAGCCAAAGAGTTAATGGAGTCAGGTTTTAAAGAAGGAATGCCTTCTCCCTTGCTAGCTGAGGTGTCTGAGGCTAGATTATCTAAAGCTCTTGGTGATAAGGAAGCTGCGAGAGCGGTTAGAAGAGGTTTGACTTTAGAAGAGGAAAAAATTGCAGGTGTTAGTGATCTTAACCTTGGTGGAAGGAAGGAAAGCCTCTATGACGAGCCTGGACTTTATTGGTCAAATGCTCCTAGCAGCAAAGGTGTTCCTCCTTATCATAGGAAGGGAGAATGGATAGAAGGGATTATGAATCCGGAGGCTGTTGTTAAAAGTGAGGTTAATCCTGAAGGTGCTGATTTTCTTCTTAGATCGGATTTTAATAGAGAGCATTATATTCAGAAAAAGGCAGGAAATGTTTTAGCTAAACTAGGGGATAATTATAAAATCATCGGACTTGCGGCAGCATTAGGTTTGGGAAGTGAGTTAGTTTCACCTGGTGAGGCAGAAGCAGGATCGGCTAGCACCTTTATAAAAGAGGCCCTGGCTCTTTCAAAGGAAGCTTCGAAAAAATATAAAGGTAAAGTATTACCTAAAGAAGTAAGAGATGAGATTTTAAATAAGTTAGCATTTACACCTGAACGTAAAGCTATATTAGAGAAGGCAAGGCCAGCTATCGAAGAGATCATATCGCGGCCTGGTTCAGGTAAGACTTATCTTCATGGGTCCTTTGTTACTGAGAAGGAGGTTCCTAGGGATATTGATTTAGTTATAGGAAATTTGCCCCACTCAGAAAAGTATAAATGGCCTTCAGATATGCTTAGTCCTAAAGAGGTTGGAGTTCATAGTCAACTGAGTAATTATAATACCCAGCCTCTTAAATCAATGAAGTATTTAAGAAAGGAAGGAAAGAGCAAGTATGGCGAAGATTATGACTGGATTAGAATAGCTGGAGTAGCTGTGGCATTAGGCCTGGGAAGCGAACTAGCTTCACCCGACGAAGCAGAAGCATCAAGCCTTTTTGGTAAAATCCTCAAGCAAGGAGCAAAGACAGTGGCCAAGCGAGCTGCTCAAGCTGATTCAACCAGCTCAGCTGTTCTCGAAGGTAAGACTATCATGGGCAGGGTGGTCAAAGAGGTTAAGAAAGGCCAGCAGGATTGGAGGTATTTAGTCTTTGAAGATGGAACTGAGATGCCGGTTAAGAAGGAGCTTGTTCATAATCTTTGTAGAGAATTCGGCACAGTAGGGAAGATGGGAGAGCTTGCTGAGAAGGATGAAGCTTCGCAGTTGATGCAAGCGATTAAATCTCTTGAGTTTCATACTAGCAGACAAAAAACTTTCACTACGAAGTCAATGAGAGATGATTATAGAAAGCAATATGTTCAACAGATGAAAGATTTAGGAATCGAACCTGAGGAGATGATTCACATTGATAAGCCTATTCAAGCCTATATTCCTAAGAAATACGCTGACATTCTCGAGCAAGCTGGTGTTATTCAGATCCGTCCTAGGAAGGGAACTAAATAATGGCTAAATCTAAGCAAAAAACTCCAGAGGATTGGATCCAAGAGTGGCTTCATCAGATTGAAGGTGGGATTAAGTATCGTAAACGATACTCCACTTCAAGTAGTTGGCCTTTGTGGAGAGATTACTATAGAGGAAAATACGACAACAATGTCGTCCCTGTGAATAAGATCTTCAGCTATGGCCGGATGATGGTTCCTCGTGTTTATTCTCGTAATCCTAAAGTCTGCGCAACAGCCACCAACCCTGAGCTTGTCTGGCACGCTCAAGTGGTGGAAGCTATAGATAATATGCTTATTAAAGAAGCTTTCCTCAAGGGAACGATTAAGAAAGCAGTTGTCGACGCCTTCCTTTGCGGAATCTCTCCTATCAAATTAGGCTATGATAGTGAATTCGGCTACCTTCCTCAGCAATCAGTCACCGATGATGGAGCTACAGTGACTCAAGCTCATCAGAAGGATGGATCAAGGATTGAATATAGAGAGCATATCAAGCCAGGAATGCCTTGGGCTGCTAGAATCCTTCCTGAGCATGTAATCGTACCTTGGGGAGCTTCTGAGCCTGCTTCTGTTCCTTGGATTTGTCATTATATTGTCAGACCTCTTGATGATGTGAAGAATGATCAGAAGTATAAAAACACAAAAGAGCTCAAAGGGACGAGAGTTCCTAATAAAGATATGATGCAGAAGGATGTAGCACCTCAGGGGAGAGATAGCTGGGAGAAAGACATCCCTTATGCCGAGCTCTTTGAAGTTAGGGATTTTAAAACAGGAGAGATTATTATCTTTTGCGAAAACGAATGCCTTCTCAGGGAGCAAGATGTTCTTCAGTCTTTTGATAGTCTTCCTTATGAATTCCTAATCTTCAATGATGATCCAGAGATCTTTTGGCCTATTCCTGATGTAGTCAATCTAATCCCTCAGCAAGAGGAGCTTAATGATATTAGAACTCAAGCAGCTCAACATAGAGCTATTGCTTTACTTAGATTTCTCTATAGAAAGGGATCTGTTTCAGAAGACGAGCTTCAAAAGCTTCTCTCTGGCCAGATAGGAGTAGCAGTGGGAACTGATGGAGATACTCCTCTTGGTAATATTATCCAAACTTTTGCAGCTCATGTTCCTCCTGATCTTTATAGAGAGGCACAGTCAGTCCTTCAGGATATGGTTGAGGGTTTGGGTTATGGACCGAACCAGGCTGGTCAATTCTCTCCTAAGCATAATACCTCAGCGAGAGAGGCTGGGATAGTTGCTCAAGGCTTCGAGGAGAGGGTTGATGAAAGGAGAGATATTGTCTCGGATCTTCTTGTTAATATTATTAAGAAGTGGAATCAGTATATCTTCTCCTTTTGGAGTAAGGAGAGGGTAATTCAAATAGTAACGCCTAAAGGCGAGCCTTTTTGGATTGAGTATACAGGTGATCAGCTTAAAGGAGAGTATTTAATCAGCATCGATCCCGACTCCGGCATTCCTGTGAATAGAATGCTTAAGTATCAAATGGCAAAAGAGATGTTTAGTCTCTTCAATGGTGATCAAATGATTGATCAAATGACCTTAAGAATGATGCTTTTAGGCAATTATGCTACCGTCGACCCAATCGCGGATCGATTAATCACTCGTCCTCCTCTTGGAGCTCAGATGGAAGGTTTAATGAGACAGCCTCATCCTATGAGACCTGGAGGGCAGGGAATGGAAGGTGCAGGTCAACCTAGCGGGCCTAAGATGCCTATTCCTTTGGATAAGATGAGGGCAGGGAGATGATTCTTTATGATTACACTTGTCAGCAATGTGGGCTGACTTTTGAGGCGAGTAATGCTATAGAAGATAGAGAGCACTCGGTTTGTCCTGAATGTAAAGGCTTGGGTAAGCTTATCATTTCTAGCTCAAGAAGCCGAGATTGGTTTAAACCAGGCTACTGGGATGATTTTGGTCTCCAGCCGGTTTTTGTTAAGAGTAAAGAGCATCTTAAAGAACTTTGTAAGGACCATAAAGTCTACTCCAGAGCTCTTGGCCCGATTGATGATAGGAGAGGCTGCTGATGAGAGATTTAGGAATAGATTCCCCTTTATACCTCAGCCCTGAGATGGTAGTTGGGAGAGATCCTGTTGGGCAGCTAGTAGCTTCCTTTAGATTTGTCGGAGAGCCTAATGAAAAGCAGTTAGAGCTTATGAAAAGAGCTATTGATCTTTGCAATTCTGAATATCTTGGCTCGTCTTACATCTATAGAGGACGATGGTGCTGTAAACTTAAACTTAAGGAAGGATATCATGGCGAATAAGATAATGAAAAGTGTTTCAGTAACCTTCTATGATGGTTCTAGAGAGCCTAAAGTAGAGCTCTCTGGGCCTTGGACTAGGAGGGATATTGATGCAGCTGATATAGCAATTAGGCGATATTTACCTAAGTACTTAGCCGATCAAAGAGCTAAGGACCAAAAGGAGAAGAGCGATGGCTGAGGACGAAGTAAAATCTGGCGAGGAGCAAGAAGTAAGAGATCCTGGTCTTATTACTCTCACCCCTGAGCAGTACGCAGGGCTTCTTGATAAGATCGAGGCTCTTGAAGAGAAACAATCAAGGCGGACTTTTACCCTTGATGAGCTTGCTGAGGAAGGTAACATTCGACCTCTGAAAAGAAAGGAAGAGGTTGAGGAAAAGGCTAAAGTCAGACAAGATGTTGATCTTGATCAAATGACTAATAAGCAGCTGGTAGATTACATCTTCGAAGTAGTTGACGAGGCTGCTAAGCCTATCTTCTCTCAAATTCAGCAAGTGGATGCTAAGATCGAGACTCTAAGAGTTTTAAGAGAGATCGAGAAGCTTGAGAAAGATCCTGTTACCCTTAATAAAGAGGATCCTAACAATCCTGAGAAGAAGATCTCGGACTTTTGGGATTATAAAGATGAGATCTACAAAGTGGCGAGCGAAAATCCCGGCCTGTCTTTGAAGCAGGTCTACAAACTTGTAAAAGGCGATAGTAAGGCATCACCTGACAAAAAGGAAGGCAAGCTACATGCTCTGCCACCCAAGCCGGTCTTTGGCGAACGTCCTGGTCATAGCTCCTCAGTCACGGAGAAGAATCCTCCGAAGACAACGCAGGAGGCTGCTGAAAAGGCCTGGAAAGAGACTCTTGGGGGAAAAAATGAACTTTAAGGAGGTGAGCTAATGGCTCCCCCGACTTGGACTCAAACTCTTGATACTCTTTTCACTTCGACTTGGGCTTATAGAAAGAAAGAAGCTACGGAGCAGGCTTTCTTAAAAACTCCGTTCATCTTCTGGCTCAAGAAAAACGGTCATGCAGAGGCTATCAGCGGTCATAGGCAGATTGAAATTCCTCTCAAATACGGGCGGAATGAAACTGTCCGCTGGATCACGAAAGGAAGCACTGTTCCTATCCAGGACAGCGAGCTGATCACCCTTGCCTACGAACAGTGGAGGTATGTTGCTGTCTCTATCGTTCGTTGGTTTACTGACGAGCAGCAAAACCGAGGCAAGGCTCAAGCTATCAACATGGTAACGACTAAGTACGACGCTGCCGAGCTTGAGCTATGGGAAGAGCTCGAAAGAGTGATGTTCGCTGATGGCTCTGGTGATAATGAGCCTAATGGACTTCAAAATTTGATCTCCAGCACTCCAACAACTGGTACTGTTCATGGCCTTAACCGTGCAACTTATGACTGGTGGAGAAATCAGCAGAAGACCTCCACTGGTGCTGCAGCTGTTTACCTCGTGCCGGATATGCGTACTTGTATGAATGATATTATCAAGTACGCTAGGGCAGAACTCAAGGATATTGCCTTGGTGACTACTCAGGCTGTCTTCGAGCTTTATGAAGACGTATGCTTGGAGATGAAGATTCTCTCCAACACCATGATGGCTGATGCTGGCTTTGATACGATCCAGTTCAAAGGCAAGCCTATTATGTGGTGTCCTTCAGCTCCTTCAGGCAATATGTACTTTGTGAATACTGCCTATTACAAATTTGTTTATGACTCGGCTTACTTCATGGAAATGACTGATTGGAAGCAAATTCCTGATCAGCCTAATGATAAGGTCGCTCAGATTGTTTGTGCTTGCAATGCTACAACTCGGCGGCCTATTGCCATGAAAGTTCTAACTGGTATTGCAGCTTAATCCTTCTGTCATTGAATTGACTTAAGGAACTCCACTAACCAAAAGGGAGATGGAAATGGGAAAGTATCCTTTCGTCGAAGTTGATCCTAAGAGCTTTGTTCAAAGTCTTTTTGACGAAAGCTCTACCCAAAAACAAAGGCTTGGTGCTATCCGTCGGCTTTCTGATGGTAGAGAATTCATCTACTGCCAAGCTGGCGCTGCTAACATTGCCGTGGGTATTCTCTGCCAAGGTGCCCTTCATGATGTTGCTAATCACGGCAACATTGCTGTGGCTAATGCAAATGCTGATGAGAACTCAGTAACGGTTACTCTCAGCGATCTTGCAGCTACAGCGAACATGTATGCTGAAGGTTTTCTACATGTTAGCAACTCTACTACCTCTGGCAAGGGTTATGCTTACAAGATTAAAAGCCATCCTGCGGCGAATGCAAATGCTAACTTAGTAATTCAGCTCTATGATTATCTGAGAGCTAATCTCGCTACGGCTTTCGTAACTCTCTGCAGACATCCGTCCAAGGGAGTTATCATCACTCCTACCCCTGTATCCCAAGCATTAGTTGGTGTGTCTGTCATTCCTGTAACTGCCAACTACTATGCTTGGTTCCAGAAGAAAGGTCCTGCTGCAGTCTTAGCTAATGGCACTCTTGTCGCTGGAGACCATGTCGCTCCTTCTGCTGCAGTGGGTGGAGCAGTCAGTCCTGCTAATAGCTTAAATGCAAACAGCAATGCTGACTGCCCTGGTCTACTGGAGCAAAGAGTGGGTAAAGTTCTAACTGTCAATGCAAATGGCCACTATGCCCTCATTGACTTAAATCTTGCTTAAGGAGGTGTAACATGGCAGCTTATGCTTGTACTGTTACGCTGGATCTCCCGACAGCGAGGAGGGTAGGCCTGAGAGGTCCTATGCTATCTCTCTCAGGCAAGGCTAATATTACCAACTATAACCAAACCCTTGTGGAAGTGAGCAATATCACAAGGAACTTTAAGACTGTTCAAAATGTAGTCTGTGAGGGTGTTTCTACTAACGGCTACATTGTTAGATGGGATAGAACGAGCAAGTCTTTTAAATGCTTCTATCCTAGAGCAGCTCAAGCAGTGGCTGGGTCTGGAGCTAATGCAATTACAACTCCGGTGATGGCTCATGCTAATACCGCTGTTGCTAACCACGATGATCTAGCTCATGCCAACTGTGCGGTAGCTAACCATCCAACTGCAGGGAATAACTTAGCTTTGGATACAGTTACCCATAGCGTAACTCAGCCAAGTAATCACTCTTTAAGCGCTCATTCAGTAACTCAACCTTCTAACCATGCAGCTGGTAACTGCACTATCCCTTCTGGCTTTAGAAGTGCTGTCGACGCTGCAGCTGGTAGTCAAGTGGCAAATGATGTTGCAATAGGCGAGGTTAATTTTATAGCTTATGGCTATAAATAAAGGAGAATAAGATGGCTTGGGAAAAAGGCGAAAAGAAAGTTATTTACACTCTTAATGTAAATGACTATGCTCCAGAGATTACGGCGATAACGTATCCCTTACTAAAGGCTTACGCTCGCAAGATAGGAGCTGACTTTCATATCATCAATGAAAGAAAGTTCCCTAAGTGGCCGGTGACTTATGAGAAGTTTCAAATTTACCAACTTGCTCAGGAGCTGTCCCCTGACTGGAACATCTATATTGACTCAGATGCTTTAGTACATCCAGACGCTCCTGACTTCACTCATGTTCTGCCAAGAGATACAGTCTCCCATCATGGCCAAGATTTCGCTCCGATTCGTTGGAGATATGATAGATTCTTTCGCCGTGATGGGAGACATATTGGCTCAGGGAATTGGTTCACTATTGGCTCGGATCTCTGCATTGAGCTTTGGAAACCTTTAGATGATCTAACTCCTGAAGAGGCAGTTGCTAATATCCAACCTACTGTAGGTGAGAGAGTAAGCGGGGTTATTGACCCTGAGCATCTTATTGATGATTATACCTGCAGTAGGAATATTGCCAAATACGGGCTTAAATTTGTCTCGGTTCGGCAATTATCCGAGAATCTCAAGCTCCATGGGCCTTTCTTCTGGCATCATTATACGATTCCTATTGAAGCTAAAGTAATCGAGATGAAGAAGGTCTTGAGAGAGTGGAACCTACTATGATCGAATGTCCAGGGTCTCATATCCCAGGTTGGATGTCCGATTCAGAGCTTAATTGGCTTTATAAAACAGCCAAAGAGATGCAGTCTATTGTCGAAGTAGGCTGCTGGAGAGGAAGAAGCACTTACGCACTCTGCTCAGGCTGTCCTGGTTGGGTGTATGCTGTGGATCACTTTAAAGGATCATCTGAGCATCAAGATATCATCAAGACTGGATTTGATGTGAGAGAGGACTTCTTGAAGAATATGAAGGATCTGAAAAGATGGGTCCTTTTTGAGATGGATAGTCTAAAAGCCGTTGAGGTTTTCTCAGACAGATCTATTGATATGGTCTTTCTTGATGCATCACACGAGTTTGATCATTTTCTCGATGATCTTGGAGCTTGGGCGCCTAAAGCTAAGAAGATGATCTGTGGACACGACTTCGACTATCCAGCTATTAGGCTTGCTCTTGATCATTATTTTGGCGATGATACTTTTCAAATCCATGATAGGATATGGATAAGGGAGGTTTAGGCGATGAGACCTTTGCTGGATATGGATACTATCCAAATTGAAATAACAAATGCCTGCATTAATGAATGCTCTAACTGCACTCGTTTTGTTGGGCATGCTCGTCCTTATCACATGGACGTCAATACCTTCGAGCAAGCTGTTGAGTCAATGGTTGATTATCCTAAAATGACAGGTATAATGGGAGGTGAGCCTCTTCTACATCCTAAGTTCGAGCAATTTTGTAAATACCTTCAGGATAAGATTCCTAAGGAGCAATTAGGTCTTTGGACTTGTCTACCTAAAGGGTATGAATATCTAAGGCATATTATCTGCGATACTTTCGGTAATATCTTTATCAATGATCATTCCAGAAATGATATTTATCACTGTCCCATCCTTGTTGCGTCAGAGGAGATATTTACTGACTCTACTGATTTGTTTCTCGCTACTGAGCATTGCTGGATTCAGGAGGCTTGGTCCGCAGCAATCAATCCAAAAGGAGCCTTCTTCTGTGAGATAGCGGCTTCAATGTCCATTCTTTTTAACGGAAGCTATGGCTGGCCAGTTGAGAAAGGTTGGTGGAAAAGAACCTCGAAGGATTTCAAAGAGCAGAGAGAGGAATTCTGCCCGAAGTGTGGGGCAGCATTACCTTTGGAGAGAAGAATTAGCACAGAAAAGATTGATGATATCTCTCCTAAGAACTACGATCGACTTAAGGATAAATCAATAAAGATTAAAAAAGGTCTTTACCAGATAAGTGATCTCAAGCTGATCCATCAACCTCAACAGATGGCAGCTTATAAAAATCCTACCTATCGAGCTAGGATAGCTAGTAGGTATGGAATATATCTACATCTTAATAAACAAAGATTTCTGACACCTGTATTATCTGAGGCCTATAGCTCTCTAGATAAGACTATTTTTGAGGAGTATAAAGATGCCTTTGGAGCAAAGTAAAACAAAAGAGGCCTTTGGAAGAAATCTTTCCGAGCTTATGAGAACCTTTAAGAGAAAGGGTAGTATAGGCTCCAGTGGTAAGCTAACCAAGGAAGAGGCAAGAAAGAGAGCTCTTGCTATAGCATTTAAGATTAAAGGAGGTAGTTAAGATGCCCACAATTAGCACAGCACTTACGATGCCTATACCGACTTATATAGATAACATGGTTCTTGCCGCTGGTGTTGCTGAGACTTATACAGTTCCTAGTGGGTATAAGTATGCAGTACTTTCGGGAACTAGTAACTTCTATATCAGAGTCAATGCTGCTGCAGCGGTTCCGAGTACTGAGGTGGCTGATGGATCGGGTAGCTTTTTAAATCCAAGCTGCCTTGATATAAGAGGTGCTACAACGATTAGCTTCATCTCTCCTGTAGCATGTGTCGTTAGCATCGCTTTGTTTAAATAGGAGGTTTGAGATGATTACTCGCTGGCTACTTGTTTTAATCTTAACTATCTTGCTTCCTCTCAATGTCCACGGGCAGAGAGTAGGACCTATAGCTCCTCCTATTCCTGATCTCTATAACCAGTACGCCTCAGATGGCTCGCCACTAATACGTTCAGTTGATCAGGTAGGTAATGTCTTTTATGGGCCGGTGAATATTACAGCCTCAACTTCCCTATCAGGAACGCTTACACTGATCGGGGCAACCGCTGGTGACTTATCTCTTGCCCAGACTTCCCAGGCAGGTGGGGGCCTCACTATCCCCACCACGCTCAGACTAATAGCCCCAAAAGGGTCTACCGTGACCGTAGCTACAGGAACTACCTTCACCATCAACGGTCCGATCGATGCGGGGCTGTACCAGGTGTTTAGCTGTACGGGGACGGGGGCGGTCGCTGGTTTAAAAATAGTGAATGCTGTATGGTTTGGAGCCATAGGTGACGGTTCTACAGATAATGCTGTCCCTTTTCAGAAGGCATCTGCGGCCCTAGTTGCTGGTGGCGAGTTGTATATTCCACCTGCTGCTTCCACATATAAATTTTCTACTGGCTTTGCGATTACAGTAGATCGACCCGTTATGGACATACAAGGCTCGCTGGTATATACCGGCAGTAGTGGCGCGGCTGTAACATTAGGGCCGGGAGCGGCTGGTGGTTATATCGAGTATGCCAACGTGAATATTAAATCATTAACTCAACTCACCCAAGATTGGTCTAGTGCTTCTATTGGTCTGCGCTTAGACGGCACTAGGGCTTGCTACGTCAATCTCCGTGAGGTAGCTAACTTCACATCAAATATTCAGTTATATTCTACTAATCTTAATAATAATTACCATAACGAATTTCATATAGGATATAGCCGAAACGCCAAAATTCACGTTGATTTTGCTGGTGGCGAAGGCCGTATGAATCGAAACATCTGGGTTGGCCCTCATTGTAAGGATAGTGGTGTAGCTCCAAGTTACACAGGGTCTTATGGCATCTATATTCCGCGTGGTGCAGCAAGTCAAACTAAAGGAAATCGTTTTTATGGTTTGTCTTTTGAATGGAATACTGCACGTTTAATTACTAATAATATTTATTGCGGGGGTGACTACAATTATTTTGACGGCCTCTCTTTGGCTGACGGAATAGCTAGTGACGTATCTATTCGGTTTCATGCTTCGTCGGAAGGCAATACGTTAATACTGCCATACTCAACAATGGATGGCGGTCTATATGATCCTAGTTACAACACAGCCGTATATGCTATGGATATGTTGCGAGTAAACCAAGTAAAATTCTCTCGCAAGGCTACCTTTAATGCCAACTACCAGGTATACAAAGCTGGTGATCGTTGGCTTAATAGTAGTTATGATGAACAGAGGGATAGTCCTGGCAAGATTTGCATAACCAAGGGTAGTTACTTCCCGGCGACCGCAAAAACGGCAACTACTAATATAGGCAGCGGCACTGTTACCATCTCAGCCAGCCCCACCGATATATACGTTGGGGCGATTATTGATATTGCTGGAGTAACCGGCCCTTTAGAGGTGACGGCTCGGGACTGTGTAGCCAGTACCATCACGGTAAGCCCGGTGGCTGATGCAACCGTAGCAGGCGCGGCTATTACCTTTACAAGTCCAACATTTGCCGATGAGACGCCAGCTTCATTACGGGGATATAAAACCTGGAACCCAGGTAATGTTGCCGTAGGGAGCAGCACAACAACAACTACTACAGTGACCGGAGCCGCCGTAGGAGATATGGTCATTGTAGGGCCTGGGGTAGACACTCAGGGATTGACTCCTTTTGCTTATGTGAATAATACTGATACCGTTACGATTGGATTAGCCAATAATACTGCTGGAGCGGTTGACCTGGGCAATAGCACATGGTATGTGCGAGTATTTAAATACTAACGAGAATACCTTCTCTATGATTATGTCTATGATCTAACAGGAGTCTTAATGTGCCCTCTACCACCTCGCAACATGATCTCTTTTGGATGGCGCTTGACTGGATTGTCAAGGCTGCCGGCTCCCTGCTCCTTGTGGTCCTCACGCTCGGATGGAAAGAGTGGCGGCGCAAGATTGCTAAAATTGATGAAATTCATACTCTCTGTCAAGATATGAAGGAAGCTATGGGCGATATTGCTCAGGCAGAGAAGGACATCGTAGAACTCAGGACCGAGATAAGGAACCTCAAGGAGGTGCGCCGTGCCTAATATTTGTTATCAATATCCCGGCACATGCTCCTTGATCGCTGCTGCTGGTATAGTCCTGGGAACTATGGTTCTGTCTAAACTGTTCCGCAACTCGGAGAGTCAATCACTTCGGGGATTGTCGAGCCGGATATATGAATGGGCAGTGGTGGGCGCTTCGATATGCGTAGCCGCTGTTACCATTGGAGGGGTCTGGTTCCTGCATGTTGATGGTACTGTAGTAGCTGTGCCTGTGGTGTTTTATAAGGATAAGGATTTTATCGAACCAGTTATGAGAGGTGGTGTAACTCACCGCACTACTAAGGATAAATACCTTCCTGGCGAGACTGTTTTTGCTGAGGCCCATGTTGACAAGCGCCGGGACATACCAGGAGAGATTCAGTGGCAGTTAATGGACCGGCGGTTTTATCCTTATGCTGCTCGGCAGGGTCAAGTCCCGGTAGGGCGACATAATATAACTGTTCACACAGAGAAGATACCCCTACATGTTCCTCCTGGCACTTATCATTTCATCGGCAGCGTGAAACATGGGGTCAATTTCATCAGGGATGTATATACTCCGACAAAAACAAACTGCTTCGAGGTGATGGAAGGTCCGGTCAAGGAATAATCCTTTTTACCGGCGAGATAGGGGATTGAAAAATGAGTGCCTATTGCATAAGATGTGGTTCCTATGGAATGTGTAATTGTCAACCTTCTTTCGAGAAATTAGTTGAGGCTCTTGAACTTCATGATCCTCTTGGAAAAATATCTCATAAGATAGCCGGAAAGTGCCAAGAGAAAAATATAAAGGATATAGAAAAATGAGCAAATTCGGTATATCTGGTATCTGGAAGTCACCGGCTACCACCATCCCGGCGGTGCTGGTAGGTATCGGGGGCATAGCTACGGCCCTGGGATGGTGCGATGCGGAGTCCTGGCAGAAATACTCTACCGGGATTGGTTCGGCCCTGATTATGGTTATCGGTCTACTCTATAAGGGGTCCGCCGATGGGGGAAGTCCTGGAGTTTCGTCCTAATCAAAAGAGCGTCCGCCGTCTTGCCCAGGCGGAAACTGAGCGGCTTTATGAGCTTTATCGTATCTCTGGGGGCGGTATAGACCCGGTGCCTACTATAGACCCGGAAGTCTTGCGGCAGTTTCACTTGGGAATAATCGAGATGCCGTGGAGTTACTGGCACGATGGATTTTGAAGGGGGTGGTTAAGCTGATGGGAGATCATTTATATCCGATTTGCAGTGCGTGCGGTAATCGGCATACTACTTTGGTTTCTTGTCCGTAATTCCCCGCCTACCGGGGCGGGGTATAGAAATACCGGGTTGAACGAAGAAGAACATCCTATGACAAAGCGAACCTTACAGTTCAGTTTCCGTAAGAACGCCATCTATGATCGGCGCGGCTCCCGTGCCCTGTCCGATTTATGGGGGCGGGGTGTGAAAGGCCCAGGCTGTGACGAATCCAGTCTGGATTTCACCCATTGTTGTCGACTGCGGGCAACCCCCACTATGGAGGATATTGTGTACCTCTTTCGAGATTTGTATATGCCACAGCGGTCTTAAAGTAACAACCGACTCCCCATTGGGTAGAGTCTATTAAAAAAGAAAGGATTAGTCCAATGTTCAAGAAACTAAATTTTTTGATGGCGGGCCTGCTGGCCCTGGCTCTGGTAGGCGGTTGCTGCTCCACCCCTAACGGCCCGGCCCAGGCCAAGATTACTATGGGGCTTGTGCAGGATGCTTATTATACCACCAGCGGCATCCTCAAGCCGCAGATTAAGGAAATGGAAAAGGCCGATGTCTACGTGGCTATGGGCATTGCGGCGGCTGATGCGGCTCTGGCTTTAGCCGGTCAGCTTACGCAGCAGTATTGTCCCGATCCGGCTAAGGTGGCCCAGATGAACACTGCTGCGGCTTCTGCGATTGCGGCGGTAGGGAAGGTGAAGGGGAAATGAGAACCATCATCCTTGTCCTGGCCCTGATATTCCTTTTCGGCTGCCATCCGAATAGGTTCTTTTAGATGAGGTGAGTGGAGAGGAGGTGAAACTTGAGCACTTTTCTAACTCTACAAAATCTTGTAAAGGTAGCTATAGGCGGAAGAGATGATTCAGATGCTCTTCTTGTTATAAAGGCTGCGATAAACTATTCAGCTCTTATAGCTGCAATTCTTTACAAGCCTAATGAGTTAAAGACACAGAGCGATGTAGTCTTTGCTGGTGGATCAAGTTTTCACAACCTCTCCAGTCTTAACTGGCAAGAAATCCATCGGGTATGGAACACTACGGACTCAATTCTACTTAAGTTCATTCCTTACGAATTGCTTGATTCAATACTGCCTACGCTTACAGCGACAAAGTATTGTAGCATTTATGGAGAGGGACTCTATCTTAGAAAGTCTCCTTCAACTTCTAAGACTTTGAAGATAAGCTATATTGCTTATCCAGCCGAGTTAGTAGACGATATTGATGCGTTGGAGTTCAGTACTTATGACTCATTTATAATTTCTCTAGCTACTTCTCTCACTTTTGCTGCTTTTGAAGAGATGGAGTCATCAGCTCTTCATCAAAAGGTTGCTGATTACCTAGGACAGCCTCTAACACTTAGCAGCAAGGAGAAGAATCTTATATCTAAACAGCAAGTCTACTTTGACCTGTCTTTACAACAGATGAGGAAAGAGTGATGGGAACGACTTTTTCTGAGCTTAAGAGGCAAGTGCTTCTAAGAATTCGAGATATGGATGGAGTCACTGATCTTGCTATTAGTGATGGGATTAATCAAGCTCATAAGGCGATAGCAAGGGTATATGACTATGATGAGTTAATTGTTTTAGACACTGCAAACGCAGTTACTATGGCTAATCAGAGTAGCTACCATCTCATAAGTAATTTAGCTCTTAGCAATCCTAAAGATATCTATTCGATTAGACTAATGGATGGGAGCAAGTCTAGAAAGCTAACCTATGTTCCTCCAAGAGAGTTGGATAGCATAGTTCCTTATAAAGAGTTATCAGGTACAGGTAGATCTTGCTGGTATACTCAAAGAGGAATGTATATTGAACTCTTTAGAATTCCCGACTCAAATTATGCTCTGCATATCACTCACTCAAAGTGGCCAGCAACTTTAAGCAATGATAGCGATGAGACTCCTTATCTCAATCTTGATGATATCATTGTAACTCTTGGAACTGAGATAGCAATCTCTATAATCTCCAGAAGTGGAGTAGTAAATGACTGGACAGGTAGAGCTAAAGAGCTTCTTGGGCTGGCTGTGCTGGAAAACAGGACTCGTCCAGATGTTACTTTTGTCGCGTGTCCTTTTAATCCTAAAGCATCTAGACTAACTGGAGAGTATTGGCTTGATCCTTTTCAGAAGGGAGATAGATAATGACTACTTGGGATGCTAACTACGAAGCAAGTCCTGCTGATGGTGATGAAATCAAGTATGGTGCGAACAAGATAAGAGAGTTGAAGGTTGCTGCCAGGGAGAGACTTGAAGTTGAACACTCGATGACTACAGGAAGGCATAATCCTGGCGAGTGTACTGTCATGGGACTTGGGAATGCTACTGATATAGCCAACTTGGCTAATGCTGCAAATGGAGCTATTGCTCATGATTCTAACACAGGAGAGATGAAGAGATACGAGGCAGGGTGGCAGGTGATTAGAAAAGGTCAAGCGAATTTGTCTTTGGATATCATTGCTGCTGCTTGGCCTGTGGGATCTATCTTCATCTCGACTGTTTCTACTGATCCAGCTAATTTGCTAGGAGTAGGGACTTGGGCAGCTTATGGTGCAGGTAAGGTGCTGGTTGGTATCGATGCTAATGATTCTGATTTTGATACAGCAAATAAGACAGGAGGTAATAAGACGCATGCCCTGGCTATCGACGAGCTGCCTGCTCATACCCATGATTATGATAAGCCAACATTATATGGAACAGGCTCGGGAATTGCTAAGCAGGTCTGTGATTATGAGTTTGAGGCTACTGCTTCTAACAGTACAGGTAGTGGAAATGCACATAATAATGTTCAGCCTTATATAGTTGTTTATATGTGGCTAAGGACTGCCTAATGGTTGAATTTAAGACACTAATAGTTCCTGATCTTCCTACTCCTCTTGAGGAAAGTGAGCTTGGTAATACTGGGAGAGTGAAGAAGTATAATACTTCAGTTTTGGACTCTATTAGAAAGATTGGGCAGGACACTTTTTCTGATCTTAATTCATTAGACAGTAATATATCTAATGTTAATTCTACTCTTAGCAATAGTATCTCTAATGTTTCATCTAATCTATCAAACTTAGCTAATAGCGTTCCAGGAGATATTGCTAATCAGATAGCTAATCATAATAGTAATGTAAATGTTCATGCTAATGCTAATTTTGAGAAAATAGCCAATAAAGGAGTAGCAAATGGCTATGTTGATTTAGATGCTAACGTTCTAATTCCTTCTAACAGATCAGGAACAGGCACTGCTAATGCTAATACTTTTCTAAGAGGTGATAGAACGTGGGCAGTTCCTAGCAGCGGGATACCTTATGCTAAAGTCTGGCATCAAGAGTCTAATGGTACTGCAGCTCCTAATCTCTTTTCTGGAAATGATACTAATAGATGGGGCAGAACAAGGAAACTGAATCAGGAGTATGATCCTAGCAATATAGTTACTCTAGCCTCAAATCAGATTACTTTAGCGGCTGGAACTTACAGAATTGCTGCTAGATGCCCAGCATACGATGTTATAAGCCATAAGACGGCTTTGGTGGATGTAGCAGATCCATCGAATTCTTTACTTGATGGCAGTACAGCAAAAACATTAGATGGCAGCCAAACCGATTCGATGATAAGCGGAGAGTTTACTTTAGCTAATACAACTACTTTAGAAATCTGTCACAAGGCAAATGTCGGTGCTTCTTCAGGAATGGGTCATCCTGCAGGCCTTGGCAAACCGGAAATCTATGCCGAGATTGAAATATGGAAGGTATCATGAGAAAACAACCTCACTCCGTTGTTGAGCTTACTAAAGGAATTAATGTCAGTCTAACTCCTTTATTGTTAGCTGATCAAGAGAGTCCTAACCTTCAGAATGTAAGGTTTGATAAAGGAATTCTTAAGAAGGAGTTAGGTTCCAGACCTTTTGGTAAAGGGGTCCTTGATGGGTATGTAATGCATATTGATTCCTTTCCTATGAGATCGGGATCAGTACATGATCTTTTTGTTACTCCTACTACTGTGTATCATCTTCAAAGTAATGGATCTTTTCTATCGAAGGTAACAACCTCTTTAACAGGAACTGAGGATGATAACTTTAGCTCGGCTACTGGGTTAGATGCATCGGGCAATGATATCTTTATTCTTACCAACGGTGTTGATGATATCCAGAAGTGGGATGGAGGAGCAGGTGACTTTACTGACCTTGGAGGTCTTACTACAATCCTAGCTAAGTTTGTCATTTTTTATCAAAACAGACTAATCCTAGGATGGACAACTGAAAGTGGAACTAAGTGCCCAACTAGATGCAGATGGAGTGTTTTAGGTGACCCTGAAGATTTTTCGGGAGCAGGATCAGGCTTTGTTGAGTTGATTGATACTACTGATTGGGTCACTGGGTTTTGTTACTTTAAGAATAGGCTCTTTGTAATTAAAGAGAGATCAATCTGGGAGTTGATTTATGTTGGGGGAACTACTGTCTTTTCTCCTTATAGAGTAGTTGATGGAGTTGGGTCTTATATTGAAGTCATTGGTTTAGGAGATGTTCTTGTCATTTATGGAACTGATAGCGTTTATCTTTATGATGGGTATTCTCTGACTCCGATCTCGGATCAGATTTATCCCTTACTCTATGAGACAGATAGCAAGATAGTTAATTTTGACAAGATATCAAGAGCGAGAGCTGCTTATATCGAAGAGTTGGAGGAGTATTGGTTATCAGTCCCTACTCAGGGATCGGTTCCTGATACTATTTTCAAGTATAACTTCGGAACTCAAAGCTGGATGGTTACGAAGAGAGAAGTGACAGCTTTTGGTTATTATTCAGTTACAAGTACTGAGTTATGGAGTGAGCAAACGGCTAATTGGAATACCAAGGAGGGTTTTTGGATGGTGGATAAAGCTACTTCAGGAGCTCCTACAACGCTGTTTGGTGATAGTAATGGTTGTATTGTCGAAGATGATAGGACTACAAAGAAGCTTGAAAAATGGGTGTTTCCTCCTGCTCATGATGCGAATTATGTAGCTTCTTATAATGATCAAGGAGCAAATTACAGACCTTGGCTTGCAACCGATCCTTCTAAAAGCTTGGTGGGAGCTGCTGCAGGGAATTGCTGGCTTTCTCAAGTAGGCTATTATGGTAATGAAAGGTTTCATGTTGATTTAGGTTCAGCAAAGAAGGTTACTAGGATATATTACGAAAACTTTCATGATGCTGGAGCTAATACCAACAGAGGTGTCAAAGCATTTACTTTTTGGGGATCTAATGATGCAAACGCATTTGCTGACTTGGTGTATGCTAATAATGCTAACTGGACTCAGTTACCTACAACTGCATCTAGCTTAGATCCATCAAGTACAGCAGGGATGCTATCTAGACATGCTAATAGCAACATAGCAGAGCCGAGATATTTTGATGTGACTAACGCTAACTCCTATAGATATTATGCTCTCAAATGTGCTAACTGTTGGGGAAGTACTCATTCTATGGGCTTTCGGAGACTATCGTTTCAAGTTGCTGACATTCCAACCCTGATCTATGAAACTAAGGACTTCAAATGGGGTCATGCTCATAGAATCACAGAGGTTAGGATTCAAGCTAAGGGAGGTAATTTTACTTCATCTTATTCCCTCAACGAAGGAGCTAATTGGTCTGATCCAAAGGCTTTTGCTAATAGCTCTAACTTTGTTGAATACGTTCACGAGCTTAATAAAACAGCTAAATCCCTAAGAGTACGAATTGAATCTGAAGATGAGGAGTTAGAAGTCAAATGGATCGAGCCATGGTACATCGAGAGGAAGAGAACTACGAGTTTGACTCGCTCTTAGTCTTTAGAAACGTTCCTTTCTCTTTAATCCCTAGAGGATTGATTGAGCAGATTCGGGAAAGAGATTTCACTTATGAGAAATATTTAAAATGCTGCTCAATGATGGATCAGTCAGGAGTTTATTGGAATATATTAGTTACTAACAACGAAGAGGCTTTAGGTGTCGTTTGGGGGAGTTGGGACATTCTGGAGGGGCATTTGAGGATAATTAGGTTGAGTATAGCTCCCATTGTCAAATCTTTTAAGGGATCATTTCTTCACTATCTCCTTAGGCAGGTTCAGGAGCTAGCTTCAAGCCTGCAGGCTGGAAGATGTTTTTGGGAAAGCAAACAATGGAGAGCTTGGCTTAAGTTACTTGATGGATACATTTCTGCTGATGATATTGGAGTTCTTAGTATCATCTAAGGAGATAATATGTTCAACTTTGGCGGTCAAACAGGATCAGGTAGTCAGACGTCTAGTCCAATACAACTACCTATGTGGAATAAGGAGCAGCGAGATATCTTTAAGCTGCTGTTTGGTTTTGTAAACCCCAACCAAGAGGTTCCAAGATATCCTGGGCAGATGTATGTTCCTCAGCTACCTCAGGAAAGTCCTTATTTCCAGCTGGCTAATCAAACAGCTGGTCAGTATCAATCTAGATCTCAAGCACTTCTCACTGCTCTCTCTGGTAAGCCAGCTTATGAGATAAATCCTGAGATCTCGGCAAACTACTTTGAGCAAAGCATCAGACCAGGGATGACGAGAGAATTTCGGGATGTTATTATTCCTGGTGTTAAAGAAGCTTATGCCGGCCCTGGATACTGGGGATCGGCTAGGGCAGATGCTCAGGCAAATGCTACTGAGAAGTTTGCTGAAAATTTAATGGCTACTAAGTCAGGAATCACTTATCAAGATGAGTTAATGAGAAGGCAGTCTTTGGAAAATGCAGCTAATCGTCAAGCAGGAACTGCCTTGCCTGCTTATGAGGCAATGATGTCAGATGTAGGGACAGCTGGTAGTTATGCTAGGATGATAAAAGAGCAAGAAGTGCTTTCTCAATATCAGAGATGGCTATCAGGTGAAGAAGTGGATGGAGTGAGTCCTCTTCAGTATAATCCTTTTATCCAGCTAGCGTTTCAATACTTAGGCTTACAGCCTTTTGGATATGGTCAGCAGTCATCTGGCTCTTCAAGGTCACAAGGATTTAATTTTGGCTTTAAGTGGGCTTAGGAGGTGAATTATGCCTTTTGACGTTCCGAAATCAGATTTTAATGCTTTGCTAGCTCAGATGATTGCCAAGTCGAGGCTACAGCAAGCTCCTTTGGCGAGACATCAGACCTTCTTCCCAGGAGGTGGGGGAGGGGGGATTGTGAATGTTAATAATCAAACTGCTACTAATCTTGGTGCTGAGGTGAATTTAAAGCCTATAGCTGAGTTCTTTGGTTACCAGTCTCCAAAGGAGAAGAGGGACTATGCCCAGCAGGCTATGGAGTTTTTTAATCTAAGAATGACCCCTGAGCATAGAGAAGCTGCTTATCAATCCCCTGAGCTGCAGAAACAGTTAGGAGATTGGGCTAAGTCGGGATCGGCTTACGTCTGGAAGAATCCTCAGTCTAATCGGTTTGAATTCCTTCCGGTTAGTGAAGAGACCAGGCAGGCAGCTACAGTAGGAAAGCCTACTGAGGCGTCTATTGCTGGTGGGTTCTTTGGTCCAGAAAGAGCAAAGACTTTTGCTGAGACTCATCGAGCGATGCAGCAGCCTACAGCAGCTGGAATTCTTGGAGCTTCTGAAGCTGGAAGACAGGCCGTGCTGTCTGGAGCTCAGCAAGACGTTGAAAGAAGCAAGCAGGCTGTAAAAGAATCAGAGGCTAAAGCAAGACATCTCGATGCGGAGACTTCATTGATTCCTGCTCAAAGAGCTCAGATGGATGCTCATGCTAAGTTATATGCTGCTCAAGCTGATGAGCTAGCAAAGGGAATGGGCAGGGAGCAGAAAGCCTTTGTTCTGAATGAAATGTCTAACTTTAAAGCCTTAGAGACGAAGCTTGTTGGTGATGCTTTCTCTTCTAAGGATAGTGAGCTAAGAAGGGGTAAAATAAGGGAGTTAGGTAATTACACCGTTGGTCATATTGAGAGACTTAAATCGATAGGAGAAAACGGAGCAAAGATGGGAGCTGGAGCAGCAGCTACTTATATTAACATGACATCTCAAGAGCTCACCCGTATGCCAATGCCTAAAGCTGGTCTTCTTGGAGGGCCTGCTATCTTAGGAGCTAGTGATGAGCAAGCAGGAAGGATTTTTCTCAATGATACTGTGAGAATCTTACAGGCAATGGGCAGTTCTACTCCTCCACAGATTATTCATCAAATGCTTGATAACAGCACCGAGATTGCCAAGAGGATACAGTTGACTGATGATACTGCTGCTATCTTTCTAAAGCTGATTCAAGTAGG